GCGAGTTCACCGGCCGCGCCCTGCACCGCGCCAACGACGTGCTGGCCCGCTGGTGGGCTACCCGGTTGGTGCCGACGCCACTGAAGCCGGCCGCACGGCCCTGTCAGCCGGCTTTGCTGCCAGCGCCGCCGGCCCTGCACCCTCTCGCGGTGGTGGGCGCCGACCTGGCCCTGCTCAGCAATGCGGATCTCAGGCGCATTACTGGTGTCCGCACGCGGCGTTTGGCCAAGCCGCAGCTGGTGGCACTGGCGGTGGCCTACTGAGCGGGCCGAGAAAAGGAGATCACCGTCTCCTTTTCCGGTTCAGCAAAAGGAGGTGGCCGTCTCCTTTGGCGGTCAACCGCTCAAGAACCGTGCAAACCGTGCAAACCGTGCAAACCGTGCAAACCGTGCAAACCGTGCAAACCGTGCAAACCGTGCAAACCGTGCAACCGTGCAAGTTTCCCGGAATTTGCACGGTTGCACGGTTCCTCGGCGTCCAGGCAAGCCGATTAAGGGCTCAAATGGTGATGTGCGAATCCAACTTCCATGAGCGCATCTCTGATACCTGCTGATGAAATTAAGCAGCAGCTCAGTCTCATCTGTGCCCAGCTGAATGTGATCGAAGCAAGGCTCATGCTCAAGCCCAGTCTCAGCAGTAGCCCATTGCTGCCTCTGGCCGAGGCCGCGGTTGCACTGCACTTTCCCAGCAGCCGTGCATTGCGGATCGCCATCGACCGGGGCCGCATCCCGCCTCAGTTCGTCAGTGCCACCACCGGCGAGACCGGCAGGCGCCGCACGATCTATGTGGACGTGGAAGGCTTCGTCTCGCATCTGCGCGGCAACTGACGCCATCAGGGCGCCTAGCCAGTTACAGGGCCTTGATTTCAGCCACCACCGCCTCGTAGGCCTGCCGGGCGCTCGGGTCCAGCCAGCCCCGCCGCGGATCCCATACTGGGCTTCCCGTTGGCCATGACTGAGCACCGGCGTTCATCGGATCGCTCACCGGCAGGCTTTGGCGTCGTTTCGTGGCCGGCAACCCGTTCCTCTCCATCAGCGGCAAATCGCCAGTTCCGCGCCCCTGGCCCGGTCCGCCGATGGGCCGCATCTTGGCGTCCTCGCCATTGGCACGCTTGAAATGCTTTTCAGCGGCTGCCGCCGCCTTCTGGGCCTCCTCCTCCCAGCTCGGCTCGCCGTTCTCCGCCATGGCGTTCTGAAGCGCCAAGGCCTCCAGCGTCACCGGTGTCAGCGTGCAGCGGCAGTTCGGGTGAATTGGCGCCTTCACTGAGCCGATCCAGTAAAGGCAGCCATGCCGCGGTGCGCAGAACTCGCAGGTGCGATCATCAAACGTGGCCTGGTACTGCACAAAACCGACATTCATCTGTCGGTAACTGCGCTCCTGGGCCTCCCCGCTCGCCAACAGCGTTTCGGTGCGGGCGATCGTCTCGGCCCGATTGCGGAAGGCCTCGTTCACATTGGGGATGGCCTTTTGCAGTTCCCGCTTGAGTGTGCGCGGATCTGGCCCAGTGGCCATTTGCCGGCCGGTTAGGAACTGCACGGTGTCGCCCCAGTGCCGCCACCACTTGAAGTAGTAATCCTTGGCCCTGCGGACGTGATCATTGGTGGCCGCATCGCGTTGCTGCCGGTAGTTCTCGCTCAGGCTCTTGAAGTCCCGCTCCGCCGCCGCCACCGCACCGGCGTAATCGAACAAACGGGTGAAGCGCTGGCCCTCTTGGTATTCCCGGTCGGGCCATTGGCTCAGCACCGGATCCGGTGTCGGCGGGCGGTTGGCGGCCCTCAGGGCCTCATCCAATTCGTCGCGCTGTAGCTGCGTGGCGTATTCAGCCCCCAGATCCTGAGCCCGATTAAAGAGGGTTGCCAGTTCGCGATCCAATCGCTGCAGCTGCTGCGGTGTCAGCTGCATCTGATCCAACGCCCGTCGCAAGTCCTGCAGCAGCTGGCCCTGCAGGTAAAGCATGGCCTGGTTCTTCTGCACCGGCTCGATCGGCACCGGTCCATCCGGCGTCGATCCCTGGAAGGCTCCGGGGGTGGTTTTGGGGTCGTACCACGGCTGGGATTCGATGTTGTCGAGCAGCCGGTAGACCCGCTCGATCGTGACCTTCAGGGCTGCGTCAAAGATCCGCCCGATCCGTTTGATCTGCGCATCCTCTAGCCCCCGCAACTCATCGCTAAGCGCCTGGGCCAGTCGCTCGCGGCGATCCTGGCTCATTCTTCGCTGTAGGCATCACAGCGGATGCCCATCGCAGCCAGATCGAGGGAACTGAGCGGCCGGATCTTGGCGCCCGGCGCCGCCTGCTCAAGCAGCCGACGATCAGCGACGCCCACCACCGCCAACCATTCACCGGTTTCGCTGTCCATCACCTCCCAGATACCGCTGTCGCCTTGGCCGACCACAGCCTCATAGCTGGTGGGCTGGCCATAGGGCCCCACCAGCCGGCCGGTGCCGTCGATCCGCGTATCGACCACTAAGCCGGCCACTTTGAGTCGTGCCGGCAGGCAGACAGCATCGGTGCGAACAGTGCGAGTCTTGCCCCGCTTGCGGTTGCCTTTGCCGGCAATGCTCAACGCAATGGCGATCGCCTGCTTCTGGCCGCCGGGGTAGCCAACAGGGCCGCGATGCTCTCCCTTGCGGCCGGTGCCGCTGTGCAGCGTGCCGTGCTTCCAGCGGTGCATCACCTGGCCAACCTTGTCGGGATGCCTGTGACGGGCTGGGTCATCGTCTTGGCTTTCATCACTGTGCTCGCAGCCGCAATCTTCTCCGTCTTGGGCCGGGCAGTCGTCTTCGCACTCCTCGCCGCGGGCGCAGGCATCGCAGCAGGGCTCATCAGCGGCGTCTGTCGTCTCACGCCCATCCGGTCCGGCTGCGCCAGGGGCAGCAGCAGGTGTCGCGCCGGCCCCCTGAGCTTGGTCGGCGCCAGCGTCTTCACCCTCGTCAAACTGGCCAAAATCGCCCCCAAACTCAGGCGCCATCTGCTCCTCGTCTTGCTTGATCGAGCCATCGGGTTCACGGTCGATCAGTGTGGTGTCGAGGCTGAACTCAGCCCGCCCAAAGCGGGCCAGGGCCACCTCATTGGGAGCCAACACGCCGGCATTGATGTACTGGCTATCGGCCGCCGCCACCGCCTGCCGTAGCGCTGCAGTCTCTTCGTCGGTCATCACGAAGGTCGGGCGGAACTGCACCCGCCAGTCCTCCGGCGGCTCGCCGGTGTAGGGCCCTTCTGAGCACATCATCAGGGTCTCGTAGAACTGCCGCAGGGGCTCCTGCAGCACGTCTTCTTGGTATTCGGCGATGTCCTGGGCAAAAGCCCGGTCCTCACTGCGGCCGGTGGCACCCAGGCCCGATGGCGATTCGCCCCAGAGCTTGGTGTGCGGCAGTTTGGAAGCGCCAGTCACCTCCTGCACGAGGCGATCGAGGATGTCGCTGATGCCGGCCGCAGAGCGGGAAATGAAGCTGGCTTCTTCATTGGCATCAAGCACCAGGCCCCGGTAGACCGACCGGGCCATTTGGTTCAGCTCCAGCCGGCGGGTAATGGCGTCCTGATTGCCGGCGGTGATCATGCCGCCAAGGCCGGGAATTTTGTGGATGAACTGGTCGAAATCATGCAGCAGGGCCGCCGCACTGGTCTGCCCCGTCTCGTAGCGCTTAAACACCTCCCACAGGGGCTGCAACACACTCACGCCCCACCATTTGAAGTGGCTCTTGTAGCGCCAGGGGATGCTTTCACCTTCGATGCGCAGCAGGCGAGTGGAGTGAATCGTGACCTGCTCTAGGTCGGCCAGCCCGTATTGCCTCAACTCCCCATCGCGCTGGGTGTTGAACTGATAGAGATCTGGTTGGCCAACACCGCTCCAGCCTGGTGCCGGCCAAATGCGCCAGCAGTCCAAAACGTGCATCCCCTTGATGCTCTTGAGCCGATTCTTTCGCAGGGGTTGATCGAGCTTTTGCTGGCCGCCGCCCTCGTCGGTCAGCAGGATGATTGCAGCGCCACCATGCAGCCGCGCCATTTGGATCGCGTAGGCCAGGTGCTTGCGGATGCGCAGCTTTTCCCCTGCAGCAATCAAATCGTCGGACTGTTTGCGGGCCTTCTTGGTGTCGTCCCCCAGGGCGATGTCCCAGCCGTTGCGCGTCGCTTCTGAAGCCACCACATCCACCACACGGCGGCAAAGCCAGCTGTTGATGTAGAGGGAGTCCAGCTCCAGCTCGCTCAGGAACTTCGGATTGGCAATGTCGGTGTACTGGCCTCGATCCTGCTGTAGGCCCATGCCCGTCAAGGCGTTGACCAAAACACCGTCCTGCCGTACTTCGCTGTCGTCCATGTAGCGCCCTGGCTGCCTGCTGAAGGCTAATCACGTTCACAGATGCGAACGTCTCTGTTCATCGACGGTGACGGCATCGTTCATTACCCTGGAAGCGCCTTTGCCAGCAGCGCTTCGCTGTGTCTGATTCCACCGAGCAGCTCCTGAACAGCATCGGCCGGTTTCAGGTGATGACGCCGACGCTATCAATGCAAACTGCGCGGCTGGTGCGGCGTTGGCTGGACTGGGAAGGAGGGCCGGATGCAGCGCCTCCAGGCGTGAAGCGAGCCGGAATGCGGGCCAAGCGGCGGATGGTGGAATGCAACCTGCGGCTGGTCGTTCACATCGCCGGCAGCCGAAAGCCGTCGAATCCAAGCATCACGCTCGATGATTTGATTCAGGAAGGCACCACCGGCCTGATTCGCGCTGTGGAGCTGTTTGATCCTTCCAGGGGCTACCAGTTCTCGACCTACGCCTTCAACTGGATTCGACAGGCCATTTCCCGCTACATCGCCAACGCTGACACCATTCGCATCCCGGTCAATCTGCAAGAGGACATGCGCAAGATCGACGCTGAGGTGATGCGGATGATCCAGGCCGGCGAAAAAATCACCGACGAGGGGCTGCATGACCGGCTGGACCTCACCGGCACCACCCTCACACGGGCTCGCCGGGCTGCGCACTGCCGCCACCTCGTCTCGCTCAATGACCGACCCGCCCACCTTGACGGCAATCGCAGCGAGCTGGTCGATCTAATCGGCGGAGACGATGCGCTGCGCGAGCAGGAATCCATTGAGGATGACCTTGCGCTGCAGCAGCTTCGTGCCTTCATCCAAACCTTGCCGGAGCGCGACCAGTTGATTGTTCAACGCAGCCTTGTAGATGGCGTCAGCCTTAAAGCCATTGGCCAGGAACTAGGCATCAGCCATCAGGCCGTTTCGCTCCGGCTCAAGATTTCCGTGGCCGAACTCAAGAGACTGGTTAGGGCTGACACTGACTTTGAAGGCACACCAACACAGGCTGGGCTATTTCAGCTGCCACTCGATCTGGATTGAAGCCCGCAGCGTTATCGCCGCCAGAATTGATCAACTGCTGCTGCACCGTGTCCTACCAGTTGCCCCTGGAGACCGCTTTTCAGCTGGCTGCGATTCGCCAGGAGTTGCGCGGCGCCACCGATATGGAAAGCGTCCGCTCCTGCGCTCTAAAGGCGATTGACCTGATGGAGCTGCAGCACAGCGTTGTCGCGACCTTGCTGCGCCAGAACTACCTCCCCGCCGATGACGCTGGCGGCTGAACAGGCTGAGCGCTGGCCGTCATCGGCGGGGCTTGTCTTCGCGTCGCCGCTTAAGCGCGGCCTTATAGGTTTGCACCGCCAGGGCCTTGGTGGCGGCAACGCTCGCGGGCTGATCGGGGTGTGCGTTCAGCCAGCGGTACGGCATTGTGCGTTGAGCCTCCTCCCAATCAAGGACAGCAATAACCGCAATGTCCGCATTTGGCGGAGGGGTGAGAACTGCCCAGCCATAAGAGCCTGACTGGAGCTGCTCAACCGTCTGACGGTAGCCAGGGGGATCACGCCAGCTCATCAATTCAGGAGGCGGACCTGCCTGGGCTGAGATTAGCTGTTGCCAAGCAGGAACGCTGCCGCACTTGTCCTTGGGCAGCTACATGCCTACGATCTGTTTTTCCATTTTTTGCTCCTCATGCTTACTGGGCCTGAGCTTCTTGCTGCGCTAAAGCGGAATCCGACCATGCCGACCAAAAAACTGGCGCTTGCCTGCGGATATTCCAAGGTGACCGCTACGGGTCGCACCCGGACTTTGCTGGCTGACTTCTATCAGGCTGTTTTGGCAGCCAAGGGTGTGTGGACTGAGGCGCCCGCCCGCAGTCGCAATCTCCGCGGGATCACCAAAGTCCATTTCAATGGCAATCTGCTAATTGGCAAGGCCTACACGCGGATGCTGAATCTGAGCCCTGGCGACACATTTCAGATTGAGCTTGGCCGCGACCAGATCAAGCTGATTCGCTTGAAGCCGTCCGATCAAGGCCAGGTTGAGGATCAAATCGAGGACCAGGATGAAGGCGCCGATGCCTGCCCGGCCGTGCGCCCTGCCCCTGTGCTTGTGGATGAGCTGACTGGCAATCCCGCCCTGGCGGCAGTGGCCTAGTTGACGCCGCTGAGCGCGGTATTTACATTTCAGTCTGAGCTTCTAAGCGACCTGGCGGTCAACGGATGACGGTTACCAAGAAGGGGGCTGTGAAGTCCTCAGAACCTAGGAGTGGCTTGGTTGATGGGGTGAAGGCTTAGGTCTTCACCCGCGCCGCCGGATGTTGGCCGGAACAGGAAGCAAGGGAATCCCATAGTGGATTCTTGTCAGGTGGTCGGTCACAGCCTGTCGCCCCCAAGGCTGTGGGTAGCCCTGAAGAGGTGGGGGCCCATATTTGCACCGCTGAGCAACCATGCCACGGCCGGGACAAAACCTAACGACTCCGATCGGGTACGCCCTCCGGCTCACCCGTGAGGAGCGGGAGCTGTTTCATGCCACGGCCCGCAAGCGTGAAACCACGCTGAGTGATCTGATCCGAACGCTGCTGGCCGCCGAGGCAGCGGCTGCCGGGGTGGAGGTGCCGGCCTCAGGCCATAGCAATCCAGCTGCTGTCGAGCGGTCTGTGGGTCGCACCGGCATGGCAGGCCAGAGCTAGGGCCATCACCGCATCATCGTGGTGCCCTGAAGCCGCTTCTCGCTTGCCCTTGTCGGTCTGACGGAAGTTGCGCATTTCCTTGCCGATGTAGCAGTCCGGCGGAATCGTGATCTCGCCCTGTTCCAACAGCAGCACGATGCGGTCGGTCATCAATACTTTGGAAACCTGAGTGGTACTGACCTCCTCCACCATCACACTCGGTCGCAGGATGGCGAGGGCCTCAGCCACTGCTGCGCCAACACCGTTTTTCTCCACCGCCACCAGCTCTGGCTGATACTCGTCAAACAGCCGCGCCGCATGGCGTAACCCATAGTCTCGGGAACTCTGGTTTTCGTAGAAGCCCGCCACTGTCCGCCAGGGGCTCGTGGACACATCTACGACGATGATCGCGAAATTGTCGTTGCCGCCACCGTTCGGGTCGATTCCCATCACATATTGATGGCCCCTGCGGGGGTTCTCCCAGCCGCCGATGGCTTCAGCTTGAGCAATCAGCTCATGGCTGAAGATCTCAAAGTCGCTGGCGGCAAAATCCAGCTCGTATTCTTGCCGCCATTGCTTAACGGTCAGCTGGCGCCGCCGCCGGGTGGCTTCGGCCCAGTTCGGATCAGCCCCATAGATCGGGTGCTGGCTGTAGTGAATCGCAACCTTGGCAAACTGCCCGTCAGGGCTGATCTGCAGCCGCGGAACACCGCTGGCGCCCATTGGGGTCGGGTCAATCACCTCCTCGCCGTGATCTTGCTGCCAATGATCAGAAAAGGGGCCTGATCGGCCGTTGGGGGTGGTGACCCACACATGCCTGGCCCGATCACCCAGCATCGAGGTGGTGGGCAGGGCACCGGTTTCAATGCCCTGGAGCTTGTCAATAAAAGCGGCCTCGTCGAACAGGATGAAACTGGCCGATGGGATACCACGGGCAGCTCGTTCAGTTGGGGGAAGGAAATGCAGGCTGCCGGCGCCTTCAAAGACGATTTTGCGCATCGAGTCCTTGGAAAACTTTGGGCAGCGATTGCGCAGGGTGGCCGCCTGCCCTTTGATTCGCGCTGCCAGCTCGCTGGCGTCATCTCCGGTCTTGGAGAAAACCACGCCGGTCCAGGCTGGCTTGCGGATGGCCTGGGAGAGCATGTAACTGATCACCGTCTCTGACACGCCGGTCTGGCGGCTTTTGAGCACATAGGTGTTGGTGCAGTTGCGGATGGTGCGAACCAGATCCACCTGATACTGGTAAGGATCGAAGGGCACATATTTGCCCCCAGAGGCAATCAGGGTCTCATGGGAGAACTTGGGCCATTGCTTCGGGAGATCTTCCCAGGGGCGCTTAGCGGCCTCTCCTGCCTCGTCCAGCAAACCTCCTGGCTGCGCCCAGTCCGCCAGCGAAGGGCCTTGCCTTGGCATTAAAAATCCTCCTCCGGGTCATTGGCGTCGGCACTAGCGGCGCTGGAAGTAATTTCCGGTGCATTTTTCACCCAGTGGTTCGCAATATGGGAATTGGCTTGAACCATTGCCATAGGGTTGCGCTGACTGACCGCTAGCCGATAGGCATTCTCAAATCGCACCAGAGTGATGGCATTGATGCGCCTGCGGTCCAGCTCATTCATGCCGTCAACAATGGCGTCATAAGTAGCATCCACAAGCCGGTGCGCAGCACTGTCGCCCAGCCCATACTCCTCGCGGACGTACTGGCGCAGCTGGGTGGTGTCCCAGCCGTTTTTAACCAGTGTCATCAATTTGCGAATGCGATATTCCTGCTCGGCCTTGCTGCAGCGCCTGTTGACTTTTTTCGGCCGTTCAGTCACTGAGGAACTGGTCAAGGACGTACTGGATCCGTTGCTCAGTGGTGCGCAGCTTGGGCAGCGCAGCACTTAGCTGCTGCAATGTTTGCAGAAATGTATCGAAGTCGCTGGGATCTTCAAAGGTGAGCTTGACCTCTAGCTTCCCCTGGCTGCCTGTTTTTTCTTCTTCGCCGCCCTCCTCCGGCGCGAGATCGGCCATCAAGTGATCCAGCTCTTCGTCTGTGAAGAAACTGTCGAGGCGCAGGTCAGGATCCTCTTGGGACAGCTCTGAGAGGGTTTGGGCGTCCCACTCGGACAGATCAGAGGCCCTGTTGTCTGCGATGGCGTAGCGGCGCTTCTGCCGGTCGCTCAGATCGGTGCGCTGCACCGCCACCAACGTGTTGCCGTCAGTGGGCACGACAAGCACGCGATCAATGCCCAGTGACGCCGCGGCCTCCACGGTGCCGTTGCCGGCCAAGACGGTGCCGGTCTCGTCGATGACGATCGAACGGGCAGCCCCAAACTCAGAGAGGCTGCTTTCGATCAGGGCCGAGGAGCGCTCGGTTCGGCGCCGGGCGTTGCGGCGATCGGGCTGTATTTGGCTCATGCCCACGACCCGCCCCCACAGCTGTGGAGGGGAATTTGCGGCTGTGGCCTGCGTTTCCGCGTTTTCCGTTTGTGTGGTCATAGCGCAAGCGGTCCTCGGAGTAGTTTAGTTATGGCCTCACGAGCAGTTCGGCACCAGATGAACCGGCCCGATTCTCGGATGGTGGTCGGCTATGCGCGGGTTTCCACGATGCAGGACGCGCAGGACACGAGCATCGAGATGCAGGTGGCCGAGTTTGAGCGCCTGGGGGTTGACCGGGTGATCAGCGAGCGGCGTAGCGCTTCCAAGGGTCAGCGGCCAGGGTGGACCGAGCTGCGGCTGCTTGTGGCCCAGGGGCGGGTGCGGCGTGTGCTGGTGGCCGACCTGAGCCGGCTGGCTAGGGACGGCAGCGATATGGAGTTTCTGGAGGAATGCGCGACTGCGGGGACAGAGGTACGCGACCTGTTCGGGCAGGTATGGGAGAACCAGTCGGTGAGCGGGCTGCTGTCAGCTGGTGTTACGAGCCTGATGAACCGGGTGCAGGCGCGAATGATCGGGCTGAAGAGCGCCGATGGCTTAAGGCGGAGAAGAGAGGCTGGTTATCTGGCACGGGGGCGGCTGCCGTTTGGGTATGTGGCAGTTGATGGCAAGCCCGCCATGCACCCCCAGCACTGGCAGGAAGCACGCTGGCTATTTGAGCAGCTGCTGGCGGATCAGCTGGCTTTCAGGCTGACGATCAGAAGGTTGCCGGATGACTTCCCGTGGAAGCCAACAGCGACGGGTCTATTGAACTGGGTTCGCAATCCGATGTTGCGAGGCGGCATCGGCTACGGGCGAATGTCGATTGGCAACTGGGAACGTGTCGAATGGGGCCGTGCGCCGCGGTTAATCAGCACAGAGGAGTACAACGCTGCGATGCGCTACTGGATGTCGCGGCGGGAAACGAAGACCAGGGAGAGGAAGGGTGGCAACGCGCATCTGCTGACGAGCCTGCTGCAGTGCCGTAGCTGCGGGAAGTGCATGGGCTGGAAGACGCCAGCCAAAGAGCACCACGCGGCGCGATACCAGTGCCGCAACCTGTCGTGCCGCCACTGCGGAAAGACGGTCAGGGAAGACAGAGTGAGGGATGAGTTGGCGCGGGCACTTGTGCAACGTGCCAAGCAAATGGCACAGCTACTGGCTGAAGATGCGCCACCGGAA